TGGACGCGTAAGAAGAGACCGGCGCTATGCCGGGAAAGAAGGAATCAGGCGCGCCAGCGCCAACGGGCGAATGCCTTGAGGAGGGAGGTGATGATGCGGCTGCGGTGGATCACGGTTGCGGTCTCGCCTAGCGATGCCCGAACAGTACCCAAGGCCGGGCGCCAGCGCAATATGCACGGCGCCCCTGCCGACGAAGGTAGGAAGATTCAGCGGCACGCATCGAGCGCGGCGCGTAGGTGGGTTTCATAGGCCAGGCGCTGCTGCCGCTCGGCCAGCAGCGCCCTTACCTTGGTTTGCAGATCGTCCGCAGGATGCAGGTCGACGGTGGCGAATCGAGGTGTTTCGATGGTCGGCGCCTGGCACGGCACCGGGACGGGAATGCGTACTTCCAAAGGTTTCGGCGTGCTCGTCGCACAGCCTCCGAGCAACAGCGCGAGGATTAGCAGCGGCTGTTTCATGGCAGCAACTCCCGGTCGATCAGTTGGCGCACCACGACGCACTCCTCGCCTTCGCTGCGCTCCAGGAGCAATCGGCTGGCGGCGGCTTCGTGGCTTTGGGCCTGTTCGCGCGCGAGGGCCAGAGCACGCTCACCAGCTTCCGCACGCTGCCGGGCGGCTTGCTCCAGAGCCTCGACCTGCTCGTTCTGCAACGCCAACTGGGTTTCCAGTGCTTTGCCAGCGTCACTGCTGCGAGCCAGATCCAGGCGCAGGCTCTCCAGCTGTCCGCTATAGAAACGCGCCGTCACCCACCCGCCGATGAAGCCGCCGAGCAGAAAGCCGGCTACGCCCAATACCGGCCAGAAGCGGTTCATCCCAGCACCTCCTGTGCGCGGCGCCAGAGCTGCACACGCTCTTCCAGTCCATTCAATCCGCCATTGATACGCCGGGTAATGTCCTCAAAGCGCGCTGCATCAGCCAGCTCGTTCAGACCGTTGCGCCGCCACCACCAGGCGGCCGACCGACATGCCCAGCGTGGCTCCGCCAGTAATTGCGGGCGGGCGATGAAGGGCTGTTCAAGCCCTTCGCCTACAGCCCGGTAATTGCTCCGCCCGGTCACCTGCAGCAGGCCGCGCCCCCGAAAGCGCCAGCCATCCCCGGAGGCTTCGTCGCCGTTGCCGTTGCGTCCTGCGTAGACCAGATTGGCGATCCGCTCCGGCTGGTAGGCGATCTCTCGCGCCAACGCCGTGGGCGAACCATCGGCGTTGCGAAATCGCCGGGGCCAGACGACGGCCAATCGCTGCGCGCTGTACGTCAGGCTTTCCACACAGCGGGTCAGCTGCGCGCTTTCGTGTCCAACCTGAGCGATGAAGGCAGCAATGCGAGGCCGTGTATCGATGGCGAAGTCGCGCAGAGCTCCATCGAGCGCCGACAGAAAAACGCCCGCGACGGGGCGGGCGTTGGGCAGGATCAGCAGGAGTTGGCGTTCGTCGAGATACATCTCATCAGCCCTTCTCTGCCTTACCGTCCCATGCCACTGGATGGCACACCAGCATCCGCCAGATGTTTGCCACCTGACCATCGCCGAGAGAGCACATCAGCAACAGACTGACGCGCTCCAACCCCAGAGCCAACAGCACCATCGAAACACCGTGAAACGAACCACGCAGGAGCGTGTGGCTGTCCATCAGGCTACCGACAACTGCCTGCTCGACTATGTCGCGCAATGGCGCCAGCGTCATGCATTGTCCGGACATTGGATTTCCTCTCGACTCACTATTACCGGCGTTGCCTGGCAACGGCTGGCGGCTCCGAGGCGCGCGTCGTTGGCAGTCGTTGACTGCCAGAGATGTCAGGCCTGTTGGATCGATCGGCTGCACGCCATGAAGCGCTCAGACTTCAATATCGAATTGAGGAAGATTGGGGGCAGGTCCAGTGAGGGTGTCGTCGGCGATAAAGGCCATTGAGCCAGCCGGCACCAATGTGCCACGGACGACTATCTCACTGCCGCTTCGCAATCGAACTCGGCTGGTCCCTGTATCTGGACTCACGCTGACAACCTCACCGATCAGCCGACTGCCTCCGGGCAGCAGATCAATGAAACGCTTCCAGGTATTAACCGTGGCCATCAGTGTTCTCCGGCGTAATGGCGCTCCAGGCGCAGAGACTGGCTGACACGACTTGCACCGACACCCTCGGCGCGGATCTCTACGCCGAGACAGAGTCCTCGCCAGGTCTCCTGCAGGTCGCGTACCTCGCAGAGCATCGCGGGTTCGATCAAGCCCGGCGCGCTCCCCCCCTTCTCGAAGAGCGGAATCTCCAGCGTGCTAATCGCTTGGTTACCACCTTGGGAAAGTTCACAGATGCCGCGAGACCTTGCCACCTCCGTGCCTGTCATCCAGTCATCTGCTACATCCCGTGCTTCAACATCGCCTGCGCTTCCGGCGCGACGAACCAGAACACCTACACCATGACTTGTCCCGCTGACGTAGACAGAGTTCCAGAGCGGTCGTGGAGCCCATTCGCTGCTCCACTCAGTGACGATTTCGGCAGGCACGATTCGATCAACTGCAGCGCTGTCCCAGAACCAGGCAGCCTCCCGGTACCTCGGTAGAACGCTCAAACCGTCGCTGGCCGGATCAGGACGCACAACCCCTCCCGCAACTGCTGCCAGGCGTGCTACGACCTGCAGCGGCGTCTGGTTCACGTAGCTGAACGCGCCAGCAGGAAGCGTCCAATCCGGCGGCCCCATCTCCGCGTTGTCCCACCGTAACGTAAAGCCGTGCGGCAGAAGATGCTCGTCAGCCGCCTGCCGGGCATTGATGGGCGAGCTGTTGGTCGTACTCTGGAGTTGAGCATAAGGCTCGGTCAGCAACTGCGTACGACTTGCCCCAAATATGCTGTAACGCTCTCCGGGATGTCTGCCACTGCCGCTGTAACGCTCAACCAGGAAGCGCCACGTCCACCCATTGATGGCCAGTTCCACGGTCTTCGGCCCATCCAGATCGGGCTTTACGAGGTTCAGAGAAGTGCGCCCGTATAGCTCGGCGGAGAGGGACCAAGCGAAACTGTCGATATCCAGTCCGATGCGAATATTGGACGCATCCAGGGGGATCTTGTCCGGCAACACCACAAGGGTAACTGTGTTCGCGATCATGTAGGTCTCCAGATGGTCCGGCTCCTCGGGCGGGTCGATCACCACCACGGGGCCGGGATAGTCGGGGTAGAGAATGCGGCTCGGCTTTGCATCAGTTGGCGTACTGTGCTGCCAGGGCACTACCCTTAGCGACTCCAGGAAGCGCGCCCTGGCGAAGTGCATCGACGCTACTGAGTCCTTTGGCTGGAGAGTTCGAGCCGGTGGCAGGTAGCGAAAATCGAAGAAGGCAGCGGGCAGAATAGGCGGCGAATAGCGCACTCCGGCAAAACTGAAGTCCAGCATTTCGCCTGGCACATACAACGTGTCCCTCAGTTCACGGTCTCCATCGCGCGGGGCGCCGAACTCGTCGGATCGAATCCATCCCGGCGCCATCCCAACGTCTGTCCAAGGCGGAATCGGCCGATAAATCAGACGCAGGCGCACGTCCTGGGTTCGAAGGTGGTTACGCCAGTCCAACCAAGTGCCTGCGCTCTTTTGCGCCAAGCTGCCCCATCCACTGGAGGAACCATCGTCGAGTTGCTCACCCGCACTCCAACTGCCAACGGCCGCATGCTCCGCGGCCGGCACATCAAACCAGCTCGACGCTATGGCCCTATCAACCTCGCTCCCCACCCTCCAGCCAACGTCGGCAATGCACCCGCGCTCCGGCACATCCGCCCAGTCCGTACAGGAGACGAGCCCCGGCCAGCGCCGCGCCTTACGCCAGGCACTTCGCGTTTCATGAGTCAGCATCAGTTCATCTCAACAGGAACAGGCCCAAGGGCAAGGGGAACGTAGTAACGCACGGCGATGGCTCGGGCCGTGCCGAGCTGCCGCGACGGGTTCTCACCTTGAATCGGCCACCACTCGGGCTCGACAGACGGAAGATTGCCGGCCTCGGTGACCTCGTATAGCCAACCCGCAAACCGTGTCGGACGGACACGCTGTCCAATCGTCACTGCCTTGCCTGGTTCGAACAGCGTTCCGAAGTCGTCGAGACCCAGCGCGTACCGTGTACCAGAGGCAGTCACGTCCAGATCGACATCCTGCCAGCCATCCGGACGGGTCGCTCCGGCACCCGCCACGCGCCACTGCCCATCTGCCTGCTCCTCGACCACCACCACCTTGCGCACGCGCTGGATACCGTCAACCCGAGCAAGGCTCGGGATCTTCGCCGGCTGGGTGATCACTCCACCACCCTGGCCTTCGGTCAGGTTGTAGGAGAGCAAGCGGGTGCTCGCGTCGAGCACCGGCCAGCGCATCAGGCCCAGGCGAGGAACACCATTGTCGGTTATCTGCACCAGGAACTGATCGCGCAATAGCTCGGTCCTGAATAGCTGCATGACGGGCACAGCACCCAAGGCGAAGTAACCAATGGCCCTGGCCGGATCGGGCTCGTCACCTGCGAACAAGGTGGCTCGCTTGACGTCGGGCGTAGCCTCACCCTCTCGAAATACCTGAAGAGAAAGTGCCTGCAAGACTGGCAGACCCCGCCGCTCTGGCAGGACCTCCACGCCATGCGAGGCAGATACCGCGCTCAATGACGGGGAGAAGAAGCCCCGACGCAGGATCGGCATTGCTGCAGTCGCATAGGCAATATCCATCACCAGGCCCCCGGATCATCCGTTACGAACAACAGTCCCCACGAAGTAGGAATCGGCCAGACGTTGTGCCCATCGATGATCTTCGGTGCCTTCCAGGCCTCGGTGGTAGGCGTGAATCCCAGTGCCGTCATGATCCCAACCGGGTCATAGTGACCAACGATGTTGTCGTACAAGATTCCTGGGACCAGCCCGACGAAGGATGTGCCGTAGGCAAGGTGCAGCGGATTTAGCCTCAGCACCGAGGGCAAGGCAGGCGCAACAGGTGCGTAGTACGTCGTATACTGCTGATGCAGCGCTGGCGCTCCCGTCAGGCTCAGCCCAGCCCCCGTGATGGCTGCGCCAGTCAATGGGTCGCGAAGTGCGGTGAACGCCCCGTCGAGGAGTGCGTTACTGAGCGACGATACGTAGCTGACAGCCATGGATTGCCCCGACAGCGCGAACATGTTCTGCACCCCGGACAATGCCGAGTAAAGCTTTGCCGAGCCACAGAAGAAGGTAAGACTCGTCGCTGTCGAGGTATCGGCAACCGCATCGGTAAACCGGACGTGCAAAATGAAAGCATCCGTCGTTGCAGCCAGGAACCAGCCACGGACAGTGTCCCCATCTCGAAAGGAAATCCACTGCCTGTAGGTGTCCGTCGGGTTACTACTCGCCGAAAAGCTCTGTGAACGCAGGTTCTGCCCCGTCGGCGGAGACGCTGCACCGGAAATCATGGACTCCATCAGGTAGACCATTAGTCCCCAGTTGGTAGTGCGCGTGAAATTGACGGCGCCCCCCGAGGTCCGGGACAAGGTAATCCCGTTCACCAGGTTCTGACTCAGGGTCCAGCCCGCAGCGGGCTTACCCGCGTAGCCGTTGACCAGGCACGGCGCGAGTATCTGCAATAGCTTGGCAAGGTTAGTACCAGTCAGGTTCAACCCCGGACCAGCGGCATCGTGGTGCGTATAGATGGTGACAGGCATTAGTCAGCGTCTCCTCGAATCTGAATCTTGAACTGGTCATCGCTGACCGTGCCCTGGCCGCTCAGCACCGTCCGTGCGATCCACAACGGTCCGAGGCAACTGTCAGTGTTGAAGCGCACCGCATTGCCTGCTGCCCAACCGCTTCCCCAGCCGGCAGCACGGAGGGTGAAGTACGATGTATTGGTCTCAGGGTTGATCGGCGACAGGTCGGAGGCAGTGCTGCCGGAGGCGATGACGCCCAATTTCTCCTCGACCACCTGGAAGCTGGTCGCGGTGGTGAATACCAACGCCCACTTGCCATCAATGGTGCCCATGTTGGTAACCAGGGGTGGGTAGCTGAGCGTGTTGTAGTTCGCCGTGGTGGTCTCCCCTAGCGGCGCATCGGTCCAATTCGGCACACCGGCGTTCCACGTCTTCTGCGTGAACCAGTGGTGATAGCGCGCCTGCAGATCCCCCCAACTGAGCGCACTCGACACCATGGTGTCATTCGCTGGCAGATCCCAAGGCAATGGCGAGCTGATTCCCAGTTCGCCGCTGATCTGCACCTCGGTGCAAAGCGCCATGTGCTCAACGCGATCCAGCACAGTCAGAGGTAGCGCTAGCACCGCGCCGCTTTCGTCCTGCAATGTCAGCGGGTTGGCCCAGGTGACGCGTCCCTGCTCGCGGTCAGCGGTAAAGCTGCTGGCCTTGAGCTTGCGCCCATTCGGGTCGACCACGGAAATCTCCGCCTGCTGACTACGATAGAGTTGCAGGGTGCCGCCGGCATTCGGGCTGGGCACGCTCGTCTCGCTGGTGTGGTGGATAACCAGCACGTCCGCTTCGCGGTAGTGCGGCACACGACCATCCGCGGGCAGACGTACCGGATCCAGGCCGATCAGGCTGGCGTCCAGTGGCAGCGACGAGTAGACCACCGTGTTATAGCGAACCAACAGCGGGATGACCGGGATGTTGCTGGCGTCTGTCGCGTCATCGATATTGCTGGTGAAGCGCAGGCGCACGATACCGGTCGCAATATCAACCGCGCCCTTGATCACTGCATGATGGAACACACCATTGGCGTCAGCCGTGGCGGTTACCACCTGCGCGGTGTCCACCCGTACTGCGGTCACCTGCAGGCTTCCCGCGCGCAACGGGGCGCCCGGGGTACGGAAAGTGAGCGCGGAGATACTGAAACCGCTGTTGGTGGTCAGGCAAGCCAGCAGTGTCACTGCGCCAGATGCCCCCGCGTTGTAGTTACTCAGGGTCGCAGTGCGCCCCTTGTAGTCCACCGAACCGACCGCCACACCGGCATTGGTCGAGCTATTGATGTTTTTGTACAACACACCCGAGCGATCGACGTAGGTCTCTCCTGCCCAGGTGAATACCAGCGAGCCTGGCAGAATCGGCTCAGCGATACCCGGCAGCAGGTCCAGGGTCACCGGCGCCACGCTCTGCACGTCGGTCTGCGAGCCGTAGACCTGCGAGGCCCCCTGTGCGCGTATGCTCAGGGTGCCGCCGAAGCGCTCCATCAACTGAGTATTCGTGCTGACCAGTTTGAGCTTCGACGGTTGGAAGTTGTTCGCCCCCGCCTTCGTAACGTAGGTGTACTCCTTGAAGGTGTACGTAGCCGCAACCTTCAGAGTGAATGCTCCCGTCGAGTAGTTGATAGTCCCGGTCACGCCCTGCCATGCACCAGAGCCGTCATCAGTCACGATGTGGTCGACGCTGATTTCCGACTCGTACACTGGCAGTTCCCCGGTCGCGAGGCTCGCGCCGAGCGCCGGTACCGCCTGCCGCTGGCGGGTGGTCCAGCCGATCTGCACCGAACCCGGTTTCAGCGGGAATCCCGGGATGACGCCCGAGCAGATTCCGGAGCCGTCCGAGGTCACCGCAAGCGGAGTATCAGTGAAGCTGCCCTGCTGGTAGGAATGGGTAATCCCGCCGCCAGCGTCTGGAGTGGAGATCAGCTCCATGCTCACCGTACCGGCTGCGTAGTTGATGACCCCACTGCCGCCGGTACCGCTGAGCACGCCATGACTGTTGTCAGTGATGGTCTTCGCCACTCCCCCCACCTTGAAGCTGGCGGAGTAGCTACCCGGCAGCAACCCCTGGTGCGGCAGGGTTCGATTTACCTTGGCCTTTGCCGGCACGCTGCTGCCGGTGCGCTGAGTGATCGCAGCATCGTTCTGCGACACATAAGCGAAGATGATCGAGGAGCCGACATCCGGCAACGCATTCAACGTCAGGGACACGGAGCCGGTACCAAAGGCAATGGTGCCGGTGCCCTCGCCTTGCAGTTCACCGTTGCCCGGATCGCGGATTTCCTGCCACTTGCCCAGAGCAAGGAACGATACGACCAGGGTACCAGGGCGCGGTGGCGCTTCGGCCAGGGCCAGGGTGTAGACGAAGCCACGATTATCCAGCCCGATGGGGACTTCCCCTGTCACAGTCTCACCGGTGGCAGCCGCCGCCGGCTGATAGGTCGCCGATGCAACGCCGACGTAGCCCGAGCCAGTACGCACTAGGTTGATCTCGCCGGTCTCATAGTCGACGGTTCCGCTGGTGAGCCAATTGGAGCCGCTGACATAGCGCAGCTCACCCTTGCCATCGTCGGCGAATACGCCGCCGTTGACCGACAGGGATAGCGCGCCAGGAGCACAGCCAGTACCAAGGAATACTCTCGACTGGCCGCCGCTCACCAGAGCGACAGTGAGTGGCACCACGCGGCCCGGACCGGCAGCCATGTAGATGCGACGCTGGTAGCCCGCCAGTTGATCAATCAGCGAGTTTTCCCGGGTGCTGCTGGGGACAAGTTGCGAATAAACGGACTTCACGCGCAAGCTCAACGCCCCTTGGCTCACGGACTGGGCCAACGGACTAATGCCGTAATACCGCGCTGCATCGGCCACCTGAGTGCTGAGCAGTTGGCTCTTGGGTGCTGAGGTCCCCGACGGGGTGGGTTGGCCGCCCGGGAAGGTCGTCGACAGCGGTGCGCTGATTGACAGGTCGAGCCGGCGGCGGGTGAAGGTGGTGAAGTTTCCGTTGCCGTAGTCGTAGGTGAACTGCTCCATGCGAGCATCCACTGCAGTGATGCGCACATACTGCGAAGTGATAGTACCGTTGACCAGCTGAAATACCTGGCCAATCTCCGGCATGCGCTGCTCCTCGCGCTGGATACAGGCGATGGCGCGCTGGCCCTGCAACTGATTCCCCAGCAATTCGAAGGGAGCGGCCACCGCCGGGACCACGAATGACTCGATGGCATTGCGAGCGTCGGCACGCTGGTCAGTCTGGGTGCCAGCGAAGAGCAGCATCGAGACTCGAGGATCCAGCGGCGCCTTGGTAATAACTGCGTGTGCACCTTGGTATGAATCTGCCGTGATCGTACTCACGCCGGCAAAACACTTGCGCAGGTTGATACGCCCAATGGTGCGGTCCAGTCGCGAGATATCGGGGAACAGATTGTTGACTGCACCGTCCACCACCGGTGAGCCGGTAGCCCTGCCGCCACCATCCTCCTCGTCAGACAGACGCTGGGACTTGAGCAGCTTCACATCGCTGATGCTGATCGTCATGATCACTCCATCCAGAAAGTAAAAGACCCCGCCGTGGCGGGGTCTAGGTCAAGGAATTGCAGGCGGCGGTGGCGCCACCGTAATAAGTCGAAGCGTCACCAGGTAATCGGCTTCTGAGCCTGGACTTACCTCGCGAAACAGGGGCACTGCTTCCAGTGGCGGGCCATCCTGCCGATTGAACATCACGGAGAATTCGCGGCCGTCTGCCAGGACCAAAGGCATGACGCGCAAGCGCAGGTCACGCAGCACCTCCAACTGCCGAACTGTTGAAAGGGGTATCCAGGCCCCCTCATCCGAACGCAGTGTGATCGGCCGCCCGTGCAGCTTCAGCGCCTCCTGCACCAGCAACGCGCCCGTGATGGTGCGCTGCTGATCCTGGGCAACAGCGTCCCAGTTGAACTCATCTACCCAGGCCAGTTGGTCATCCAGCTCAATCGAGTCAAGTTTCATCAGAATGTCCTCCGACCGACCTGCTCGAGAATTCCCAGCAACCGTGCCTCGTCGCCGTTGTCTTTGACGGCCACCTCCACTGCACCTGTCGCCGACTCGATGCGAATCACTTTCGACGGCGCCGACTGCTGCGCAGGAGGCGAAAGGGACTGCTCCAGACGGCTCTTCTGCTCGGCCTGCTGACGCTGCTGATCGGTTTCGCCCTGGATTTGGCGAAGGGTAGAAAGGGCGCCCTGCGCATTCTGGATAGTGCGGGAATCTCCGGACTTCTTCGCCTGCGCAAGTTGCTTCTCCAACTCATCGTGGCGCTTTGCGAAGTTGAGACGGTCGACTTCCTCGGTATCACCACGCAACCCGGCGAGCTCGCCCTTCATGCTCGACAGAGTTTGCTTCGAAGCATCTCGAAGCTGCTGGATCTGCTCTCGCGCTGCCGCAATGGCGCTCTCGAGTTGCTTCAGGTCCGCACTGTCGAGCAGCTTCATGCTCGCTCGCGCCGAGCTCGCGCTCTTCACGAAGGTATCTAGCTCCATCGATCCGCTCTGGTATCCCTCCAGCAGGCTCTGGAGCGACTTTTTCTGGGACAGGAACTGGACCTGGACTTCCGCGCTTCGCGTCTGGGTCTCGAGCACCCACTTGCCCAGGGAGGTCATGCCGACGGTGGTAGCGCCCTTGAGCGACTCATAGGCCCGTAACGCCCGCTGCAAGGACTCGTTGGTCTTGTCCAGTGAAGAAGTATCGAGCTTGACACCACTATTGGTAATGCCCTGCCGATTGTCGAACTCGGCAAGCGCTGCGCTGCTCATCTCAGCCAGCGGAGTCCTCGCCTGCGTCAGCACCTTGCCGAAGTAGCCGGCGAAGGGAGACCAGTCCTCCTCGGCTCGGCCTCCCATTTTTCTTTCGCTCTCGATCCGTGCCCCAATAGCTCGGCGCTCAGCTTCCAGGTCTTTGGCAGACGTGGCACGGAGCTCGTGTGAAGTGGGCGGAGTTTTCTCCTCCTCGGACTTCTTCTCCTTGGTCTTTTCGACAGAACTCTTAAGATCGCCTGCCGCCTTGGTGGTTTCCTGGGCAGCAGTGGTTGTCCCTTGAGCTGCCTTGGTCATCTCTTCGACAGCTTTTACGAGCTGTTTCAACAGATCAGGGATCCCTTGCACCGCCTCGGCACTTTGTGAGTCAGACAACATTCCTCCTCAGACGGGGAGGTGGCAAGCACCTTCACCGTCTTGTCACTGTTCGACCCGATTTACGCGAAACTCGAGAGCGAGTTGCACCTCAGCTCAAGGTCGACAAATCGCTCAGGACGCCAACTGCATCTCGCAGAACGCCGAGATTTCACCCAAGGTACGCTGCGGGCTGGCCAGTAGGGTCAGCGGGCCGGTGAGCTTCAGATATTCCTGACCGAAAACTGCCAGCTCGCTCAGATGCCCGAACTTCACACGATGGCAGCGCAACGCGAACGGAGTGCCGGACTGGGCATCATTCAGGCCTGCGATATAGAGCTCCCACTCTGCATCACTACCATTGAGCATCTGCACGACCTTCGCCGGCAGCGGGGTGTAGCTCACCTTCACACCAGCGTCGTCGACGCCGCCACCAGCGATCACCTGGATGCCGTGAGGAGTGAGTCGGTAGTCGGTACCAGGAACCAGGGACACCCCCTGTACGGACTTGACGGTAATGGCCTGCTTGGGGTCGGGGAGATGATTGAAAGGAATCAACTCATCAGAGACCCCCTTAGATTTCAGCGCCTCATCCGCCACCGGCGTGGTCGGGACGACACTGGTAGTGCCGCGGGTCAGCAGCGCGATGTTTTCGGCCGTGATGTCATACAGGCCGATGGAGGCGGTGACGTCAGACACCCGCTCGCGAACGTTGCGGTTACCGCCCCCCCCCATGTAGTTGGGCAGCGCCTTGCGCTCGGTCGCGTAACTGATGCTGAAGGCATCGCAGTTGCCGAAGGGCAGGAACGGATCCTGCGAACCGAACAGTCGGCCGTGAACAGTACCCTCGCCAATGAACGAGCGATCGGTGTTTTGCATCATCAGTAGAAATCCTCATGGACAGGGACAAATGAGAAGACCGCCGAGGCTCGCCTCACGAGATTCTGGGCCTTCAATGAAAAAGGGCGCCTTGTTGGCGCCCTCGCTTTCTTGCAACTGGCACATCAGCCGAATCGCTCGGCATAAGTCGCAGTGACCAGCATCCGAACCACAATCGGAGCAACTGCCGCGTGCAGCCCGGAAAGGTCATCGAAGGCGACCGTGAACTGCTGGGACGGCCCGCGATTCTGTCGCCAAAGAGCTTTGCCGACCGACCACTCAAGACAGCCAAGAAGCAATTCTCGATCCGTCCGGGAAAGCCCGGCCGGGTCAAGGTGGACCTCCAGTTGGAGCGCTCTACGCCGGCGTGCGTTGCCGGCTGGCACATCTGCCTCGGAAGCCGGGGCGCCGTTCGTCGTATACAACCAGGCCGCCGGCAGGGACGCGTCCGCTACTGCCTGGGCGTCGGGCTTGCCAAGCTCTACCGAGCGAATACTCATCGGGTAGCCTTCACCCTCGCGGATAGAGACCAGCGCATCGACCAGGCTCTCCATCAACTCATTGGAGACAATTTTCATTTCCATCAGGCACTTCCTGGTTTCCAGTTAATTCAAATAAGCGGAGGCGTTCGGCTCCGGAATTTTCCCGGCGGCTCAGCGATGCCCGTCGATGTCGCAGACACCCAGGCGTTTCGCCGCCCAGCGTTCATACAGGCCGACGGCGATCTCCGCACCGGCCGCCGCGGTCAGGCTGCCGATGGCGGCGGCCAGGGTCAGCGAAGCGCCGCAGGCCATGGCCAGGAACATCACCGCCATGCCGCAGACGATGGAGGCGCCGGAGCGCAACGCCAGTCGCCGCAGCAACCGCCAGCCGCCCAGGCCCGCCTTGTCGGCCCGCCACATTTCACCGCTGATGCCGCCCGCCACGGCGAGCAGGATCAGCCCCCACAAAGGCACGTCGGCCAGGGTCTGAGGTTCATTGCCCATTGGCTCACCTTGGATAAAGACGCCCGCGAACGGGCGAAACCGGCGGCTATCAGCCAACCGGGGATGACTGCCAGCGTGCTCGCCGGCCACCCGCCGTAACGGCGGATAAGAAAAACGCGGGCATGAAAAAGCCCGGCTCAATGGCCGGGCTTTTCGGGGTTTCGCGTTGTGCTCCCTGGGGACGCACCTTTACAAGAATGACTACTTTGTACCCCCCGATTCCCGCCGGAACAAGGCTTCTCGGGGAATGCGCTGCAATACGCAGATGACACACCGCAATGTGCTGTCGAAACGCCGAAATCCATCATCGGAAATTTCAGAGAGCTTTACGCATCAGCACGGTGATGAAGCCGCTGAGCCACTCCTCGTCGGGGTAGAAATCGACTTCCACATAACCATGCTTGCCATAGAAAGCACGCGCCTGGCGGTTGAAGGTATCGGTCTCCAGGCGGATGCACGCATGGCCTGCACTGGCGATAGCCGCTTCGGCGTGACGCAGCAAGGCAGTGCCGATTCCCAGGCGCTGGCGGCCGGGTGGAACATGCAAGGCATCGATGAAGTCGTCGCGCCAATCGAGCAAGCCAACCACCTCATCGTCAATGCAGGCGACCTGGAAGAACGGCAAGCGCTCGTGCACATAGGCGGCGGTATGCGCGGAAGACTCGAAGCGTGCGATGGCTTCGGCGGTGAGCTCGGGCTTCCAGGTGGCTTCGTAGGTTTCGCCGAGGATGCGCAGGATGGCATCGGCGTCGGCGGGTTCGGCGCGGCGAATGAGGATAGGAGTCGTCATGGGCCGCGAGCATAGCGCAACGCACCCCGCGAAAAGCACGAAGCCCGGCGCGGGGCCGGGCTTCGAATGAAGGACGGAAAGGTTCAGGCGACGCGGCGCATCAGCCGCGACTGGATACTCTGGTGCGCCACATGCAGGCGCAGGTAGAAGGTGTTGCGGCTGCAACGGCAATGCCGGTACTTCTGCGAGGCCTCGCTGTCGCGGTTGAGGTAGTGCTCGGTGACCACGTCCTTCTGCTCGTCGGGCAGCTGGTTGATGATCAGGTCCAGTTCGGCGACGCGGTCGAGGATCACCCGGCTGCCCCGCGTGCCGCGCACCATCTCGCCCTTGTTGGCGATCATCATGGCCAGCAGGTTACCGCCGGCGTAGCCGCCGCCAGCGCTGCCGGGGTTGTGCATTTCTTCAGCCCAGAGCTTGAGCATTTCGTCGATGGGTTTGATCACGGCGTTTCTCCCTGGCGGCTCAGTGCCGCCGCTCCAGTTCGTCCAGGGATTGGCAATCGATGCAGCGGGTGCAACCGGGCGCAGCGAGGCGGCGGGCAGCCGGGATGTCGTCGCCGCAGTCCTCGCAAAATTCGGCGGAGCTGATGGCCCTGGAAGCGCGGCGGCTGTGCAGCATTTCCTCGATACGGTCGAGCACCAGGTCGTTGGCGTAGTCGGCGATATCAGCCATGGCGCACCTCCACATCGGTGGAAATCGTGCGTGCCGCTTTGCAGCAATGGGGTTGATTCATGAAAATCCTCCTGGCGACCTGCCCTCCCTGGTCGCCGAGCCTTCGGCCGCCTGCTGGTGGTCAGTCGCGATCTATTCGTCGCGGACGCCCATCGTTCGTGGCGGCGTCCCTTGCCGGCACGCGGGCGGCGCCTCCCTGGCCCACCCGCGTCCTCCAGCCTGCTTCGCAGGCAACCCGCGGCCTCCTTGCCTCGGTGAGGGGGAAGCCGTTCGCCTCCCGTCAGCCGAACCGGTTTCGTTTCCCGGCGGCTGCTGTTTTTTATGATTACAACCATAGCTATATTTAGTCAACACCAAAGCTATTTACAGCCTACAACCCAGGAGGTAGAGTGCCGCCATGGACAAATCACCCTCATCGACGCTGGCCGACCGCCTGAAACAGGCGATGGCCTCGCGCAACCTGAAGCAGGAAACCCTGGCCGAAGCCGCCGGGGTTTCGCAGAACACCATCCACAAGCTGACCTCGGGCAAAGCGCAGAGCACGCGCAAGCTGATCGAGATCGCCAGCGCGCTGGGGGTCTCTCCGACCTGGCTGGCCACCGGCGAAGGAACGCCAACACCGGGAGTCAGCGTGCCACCGGTACGCCCCGCCGATGGCAGCCCGCTGCATCTGGAACCGCTGCACCCGTGGGATAGCGAAACGCCGCTGGACGAGGACGAAGTGGAACTACGCCTGTACAAGGAAGTGGAACTGGCGGCCGGCGCCGGCCGCACCGCAGTACGGGAGATAGAGGGGCGCAAGCTGCGTTTCTCGTACGCCACGCTGCGCGCGGCGGGAGTCGACCCGGCGGCGGCGATCTGCGCCCAGCTCACCGGCAACAGCATGGAGCCGCTGATCATGGATGGCTCCACCATCGGCATCGATACGGCCACCACGCACATCACCGACGGCGAGATCTATGCCCTGGAGCACGAGGGCATGCTGCGGGTGAAGTTCGTCTATCGCCTGCCCGGTGGCGGCATCCGCCTGCGCAGCTTCAACCGAGACGAATACCCCGACGAGGAGTACCCGCCGGAGCAGTTCGATAGCGGGCAGATCCGCATGATCGGCTGGGTGTTCTGGTGGTCCACGGTACGCCATCGCCGGGCGCCGACCCTGGTTCGTTGATCGATAGAAACCCCGTCTCGGCGGGGTTTTTCTTGAGCGGCGATTGAAGATAAATACAACCTTTGCTATATTTTCTCTTGTCGCCACCACCATCGGAACAGGAGAGTCCCATGCAGTCGACCGCAGATGTCCGCCCCGCCCCACGCCCGGAGACGGTGAGCCTGGTCTATCAGATTTTCGGGGACGTCCTGGTGCCGCTGGAGCAGGTGCGCGAGCGCTGGTTCCGCAACCTGAACCGGGAGAACTTCAGCAAGGCGCTGTCCTGCGGGCGTATCGCCCTGCCGGTGACCACGCTGGACGACAGCCACAAGGCGATGCAGTACGTGGCGGTGGATCACCTGGCGGCCTATGTGGAGGAGCGTTCACAGCAGGCGGATGCCGCCCTCGCCCGGCGCAAGGCGAACCTGCAGGTGGTGGAGACACGGCAAGCCGGTTGAGCGGATTGTGAGTCTTGTAGGAGCGAGCTTGCTCGCGCCCCCGCCCAGCAACGGAGCTGTCGGCAAACTCTGTTCGCGAGCAAGCTCGCTCCTACCAAGAGCCACCTCCCCTGGTTATTCCTGCGCGAGGCTTAGCCCTGGCTGCGCGCCCCGCTCCTAAGGGAGAGGGCGACGAATGTGCCGACTGACGCTTTGGTTACCCCCTGCACCGAACAGTCCCCTCTCTCGCGTGCGGGAGAGGGTGAGGGACCTTTGATCTTGCAGGAGCGAGTTGCCCAACATGAGAAAGCCCCGCCGAAGCGGGGCTTTTCATCGAGACCGCGACTCAGTCTCGGCCATGCACCTTGGCGGTGTGTTCGGCCAGCGCCACGGCGCGGAACATAGCGCGGCGCTTGTTGATGGTTTCTTCCCACTCCGCCGCCGGCATCGAGTCGGCGACGATGCCGCCGCCAGCCTGCACGTGCAGTTCGCCGTTCTTGATCACCGCAGTGCGAATGGCGATGGCGGTGTCCATGTTGCCGTTCCAGGCGAGGTAACCCACGGCGCCGCCGTAGACGCCGCGCTTGACCGGTTCCAGCTCGTCGATGATCTCCATCGCACGGATCTTCGGCGCGCCGGACAGGGTGCCGGCCGGCAGGATGGCGCGCAGGGCGTCCATTGCCGACAGCTCCGGCTTGAGCTGGCCGTTCACGTTGGAAACGATGTGCATGACGTTGGAGTAGCGCTCGATCACCATCTGCTCGGTGACCTTCACGGTGCCGGTGTCGGAGACGCGACCAACGTCGTTGCGGCCCAGGTCGATGAGCATCAGGTGCTCGGCGATTTCCTTGGCGTCGGACAGCAGGTCTTCTTCCAGCGCGCGATCGGCTTCCTCGGTGGTGCCACGCGGGCGGGTGCCGGCGATGGGGCGCACGGTGACTTCACCGTCCTCGACGCGCACCAGTACTTCCGGCGAACTGCCGACGACATGGAAGTCGCCGAAGTTGAAGAAATACATGTAGGGCGTCGGGTTGAAGCAGCGCAGCGCGCGGTACAGGTCGATCGGCGCGGCTTCGAAGTCGATGGACATGCGCTGCGACGGCACGACCTGCATGCAGTCGCCGGCCAGGATGTATTCCTTGATGGTGCCGACGGCGCGCTCGTAGTCCTCGCGGGTG